AATGTTCTGTGTAGGAGTCGCAACGTATTTGACGTTACCAGTAGTTGTAAAGGCAACAGGTGTGGTGGTCGTAAAGATGAACACCAACATATGTTGCCCATCAGCAGGCGGAGTGATTGTAGCAATAGCAACAGTTCCACTGATAAAGCTAATGAAACTGTTAGGTGCTACAGTTGCTGCCGATGCAATAGTGTTGGGTTTAGGTTGCTGTGCTCCCTGAACTGTGCTAAGGTTCTGGAAGTTAAGGTCTTTAGATTCCATTAACTCCCCCCTTAGTATCCAGAAGGAACTGCCAACGAATCAATAAAGGCAGTAGCAGCAGGGTTCGAGACGAACGTCTGCATACCATTGACCATATAGAATATGTCAGCAGTAACAACACCACCCGAAGGTCCACGGATTTCGAAAATCTTACGTCCATCGGTAGTGTAGAATCCGATAGGCAGGATTTCCCCGCGTCCCCACACTTCATCGACAACAAAGTCGATTCTAGTGCGGTCCCAATTGAAGGAACCTGTAACATTGGAACCGGCCATTTGCATACCGGAACCTTTACCATTGCCGAAATACATGTTCAGAGACTCATCCTTTGCAGCCTTCTGAATCATGATTACAAGCTGACCAATTTCCTCGTATGCTTGAATCTGGGCGGGATGTGTCCAGACACGAGGATTAAAATCATTGTCGATTCCTACTCTATCGCCAATTCGATTAATCGCCAAACGCGGGAACGGAAGCGCCAAAGCACCACCACCAGCATTTACACGATTGGAACGAATTTCCGGAGTAGCTGCTCGACTAAATCCAAGCCATGTTCCTGCGGAAGCATTGCTATGATGATAAGGCACACCATACAACGCTGGCAGAGAAGCAGGATTGGAAATACCATTGACAACCAGTCTATCAGTGGCAATAGCGCCAGCGATAGCAGGTGTTACGTCAATTGATTTGTTTGCAACATCCCACTTGGTAATCAAGCCAGAGCCTCGCAAAGTTGCGAGTGTAGCATCGAATACCTGAATGGTCTGTCCAAAACGGACAAGCTTTGCACCAAAACCATCGGTGCCAAGAGTATAAGTGTCAACGCCACCAGCAGTAGATACAGCAGAAATGGTGCCGACTGCACCAGTTCCATCCTGCATCATCTGAGCGTCTAACTGTCTACGCAGTTCATCCAATGCAGTTGCAGTAAGTCTGCGAACTCCATTGGTGATAGCTTTTCTTTCGTCGTCAGTTGACCACTGTGTAAGCTTGGTGTATTCGATGTTCTCGCTTACGAATACACAAGTTACGACAGCTTTGTCAAAAGTGGGTCCGCCACCCCGTCCCAGGTCTCCGCCATCAGGATTGAAATACTGAAAGCTTCCACCGGGTCGAAGTTCAAGCGGAACTCTCATTTGGCGATTCGATATTTTTTCCACATCACGCTTTTTGATGTTGGAATAAAACTTATCGTCTCGCTCAAACAAGACGCGAATCTTTGGAAGGACTTTCTCCAGTTCCAAAGCCGCTACTTGAGCTTCAACAACAGCCATGTTTTCTCCTACTTCTCGGTTAATCCGAGTTTAGAAAATCTAGTGTGGACATTCCGCGTGGAATATCCTTGGCTTCTTTAATCTTGCCAGTATTTCGTTCTTGGGAACGTGGCCGTCCCGGTGTAACTGGACCCCTTCGGGTCGATTCCTCATTATCTTCCCTGACACGATGACCTGTGCCGCGCAAAGCTTCATTTCTGGCCTTTTTTAATAGTGCAGGCAGCACTGTTTTAGCTTTGCTAACATAGGCTGAGCGAATTCTATCAGAGGATTCTTTGGAAAATCCGTCAGCGAAAGCTTTTTCCCAAAGTTTATCCAGAAGTGCCTTGAATCGTGAATCCTGATTGATAACCTTCTCAAGATTATCCATGCAATCACGCGCTGCATTCTTGCGCACGTAATCTGTCATTGACTTTTTAGGGTCAATATTCGCATCGATAGTATTCTTGAGAGTGTTATTCACACGAGTATTAAGGTCATTCCTCGTGTTTTCAAATTGTGTGCGGATAAAAGTTTGTTCTTTCTCCGCAAGCTGTTTTTCCCGAGAATTTTCTTTCGGGTCTTCATTATTTGCTAGTTGTGAAGGAGGTTTGAATTCAGTTGTTCCAAACACAAATTGATTTAGTAAAAGGGCTGCATTCTGTAATGCAACACCGGGTTGTGGTTTACCCTCAGCATCAGCTTGCACACCAAGTCTGCGGGCTTCCTGAATCATTGAGACAATAGTATGCTTGGTAAGATTACCAATCACATGATAGTATGCCTTCTCATCTACTTTTGCGAGAGTAGGCAGATAGTCATCTACAATCTTGTAGAATCCATTAGGATTAGTTTCCCGAACAGCCTTGAGAACTGTTTCGGTAGAACCAGACATTAAATCACTCTCGAATCTATCGAGAACCTGTGATTTTTCTACTGCTGTTTTTGCATCTTCAATAGTGGGTAGAAGTTCTGTGAACTGCTGTTCACGATAGTATGCCTTTTCAAGATATGGAAAATCCTTGAAAAGACTTGGATACTTCTTGAGGATTTCCTTACGACGAACAGGTGTTACGAGTTCCAACTGTTCTTCGCTTGGGGGTTCAATTTCTTCCTCAAGCTCTTTTAATTCGTCAGCCTCTTCTATTTCTTCTTCATCTTCCTCGGATTCCCTATCATCTTCGTCAGGAATCTGAGTTTCTTCCTTATCTTTCTCCTTGCCTTTCTCCTTATCCTTATCTTTTCCTTTTTCTTTACCTTCTTCAAGGTCAATAACTTCTTCCTTGTTATCGTCCTCACCAAGAAAGTTAATCATGTCCTCTTTGGACATATCTCCACCGCCACTAATAGTGGTAGAACTTCCACCACCAGTTCCGGTAGGAGCGTCAGGACTGAATAGGAGTTTAGGCAAGTTAAACAGTTGCAACATTTTCTTCTCCAGTTATGGGTGCTTCTTTAGTTTTCTTCTCGTTGGGTTTCTCCCCCGGAGTTGCACCTTTTTCCGGTGGAGTACCTTGCATCATCATTTGTTGCATCATACGCTGCTGTTGCAACATTTGATACATTTTGCCGTATAACAAGACATTACGATAACCGGGTTCATTATCGATTTTTGCTTGTCTACCAGCTTCACTTCTAACCCATTTCCTAACAATCTCGAACCCAATTTCAGGGTCCGCATAATCTTGGTCAACTTCAATAGATGGCATTTCTGGCATCATTGGGTCGCCAGTAGGAATAGGTTCGGAGTTTAGCAATAGTTTAATATCATCATATGTTGCTTCAACGTCAGCCTCACCCGGCACAAAGAAATCTGTGAGGCCAATTGCTTCCCGAATTACCGGCAGATTCTCAGGACTTCCGAGAATCGCTAGAATTTCAGGATTTGCAGACTGTAAAAGCTGCATGATAATGTCTTTTTGTTGGGACCAAGTCATTGGAAGATTTTCATTAGCTTCCAATTCTACTTTCCCAATCTTACCTTCCATTTCGGCTTTACGAATGAATACATTGACGAAAGAACCATCTTTTCGGCGCTGAACATCACGTTCATCTTCATGTGTTTCTTCGATGAACATGGGAATAGCTTTTCCGAAAATCTGCTTCCACCATGTAGTCAGCATTTTCCAAGTATTCTGTAGTCTCTGTAACGCTTGCGCGCGAGACATAGAATATTCTGATGCTGTTCCACCACCTGCTACAGCACCACCGAATAGTGATGGAAGTGCGCCCGATACTAATTGCGCGAGAGTTTGGATATTTTGTGCAAACGGCATAACTTCTGGTGACAGAGTAGCCGTTTTAACTTCATGGAATGCATCTCCGATACTTTTGCCGGACTTAGGTGTTGCCTCATATATACCACCCGGGGTCGATTCCATTTGGCGGTATGCATTGAAGTTTAATACGCCGGGGTCCGCAAAAGTTTGACCTATGCCATGCTCAATAGTTTGAAGTATAAGTGAAATGAGGTCATTTGTAATTTCTTGAATACTGACGAGTAATAGACCAAGCGGGTCAAAGTGTATGTAATCTGATAGAGGATTGTGAGTAAGAGTCCAACAATCATCTAATGCCTCATTGCAAGCTTCTGCAAATTCATCATTAACTAGAACTACTTTCGCGCCGTTCGGATATTTCTTCTTAAGAAGGTCAACATCCTCTTTAGAACCAAGTATGTTGAATGCAGACGGGCGAAGCCAACAATTACGAATAGTAACAGTATTGAGGGGGTATTCGCCTTGGTATTGCGGCGATAACCTACCCCACTGTTCATATGGGTCACGCGGTCCCGTCGCCGCTGCAATTTTCTTTGCAGTAAGCGCATTTTTTCCATGTAAATGCGCGTATCTTTCGATTGCGAGGGCATAGTGTGTTTCATACGCGTATATTAGATAAGGAGTATCAGCCTGTTTCATTGCATAGTTGGCTACCTTAACGTATAGCCCACCATATGCTTCAAGACAGACTCTAGTTTTTGGCTCCTGTGTAACTCCCACAAGTCTGGTTACAACTAATGTTTCTCGTTGTAACTCAGGAGCAATTTGCATTAAACAAGCGGGGCACAAATCTTCCTCGTTGTTTTGAAGTTCGTCCTGAATAATGATATCCTCATTATCAGGAGCATACTTATCTCGATTTAACTCAGCTTTAGCCTTTAATGCATCCAATTGAGGTTGCATTTCAGGTGTAATCACTTCGTCATTAATTTCAAACCCACAATTAGGACAACGAGTATATTGATGTTGTTCATCAACACTCTCGTAGTTCTTTTTCTCGTAGGTTCCGTATTTCTCATCTGACTTTGGATATGAGTAGCACGCTACCATACCCTCAGTGCAATAAATAAACAAAGCATGAAGCCACAACAAAGGCACATCGTTGTGACGATATACCAGTTGGGCAATTTTATCACCAGCCTTTGCGGTAGATAAGTCAAGAGTGCTATCAGCGTCATCAGGGAAACACTTGATAGGAGGAACAGTAACACTAAGAGCAGCAATAATGGATTCGAGATAAGCTCGAAATACGTTAATGGGCTTATCGTAATATGACTGGTCAACATCGTCACCATCGGTAAGGTCATCCCATATACGCCAATCATGCGCTACTTCGGAATACCATGCTTTCTGGAATCCTTCCCAGAATAATTTCAGTCTACGCCATGTGCGAATTTGACGTTCGCGCACAGCCATATCTTCCTTATCAAAGTGGTCAACCACTGATTTAAGGAGACGCTGAATATCTTCTTCCGGGATATTCTTCGACATTAGTATCCCTGCTGCTGTCCGCCGCCAAGTATTTGCTGATACATTTGCCAAAGATTAGGCTGTTGCTGCTGCTTTGGCATACCTTGTTGGTCAAAGTGCTGATAGTATAATGATGGAGAAACACCGA